ATGAAGATAAGGGAAAAACATCCGTATCCCTGCCGATAGACAATATCATGGACACTTTGAAAAAATACACCGTATGACATCTTGGGGAAGTTCACATTTTACAACTTCTCCCCTATTCTGCGGATAATCTGACTTTATTTTTTTATTTGAAAATCAAATAAAATTTACTATTATGCAAGAAACAACTCAATTGAATACACTGACCAACATCGTATTTGTCCTCACGGACGTTTTAGAAACCAACCTTCTAGAAATGCAGCAGCAATACAAGAAGGAAGGCTTTGAACTCAGACACGATTCAAAAAGAAACTTCAACACAGCCATAGCCGCGATAAAGAGATTGAAAAGTGATGTGAATCATTGCAGCGAATCCACTCAGGAAAACTTCGGCAATGATTCTGACATGGTGAACGCCATGTTGCTCACACTGATTGACAGATGCGGTGATGATGACAACCTCGCTTATAAGATGTACGAATACATTAAATCTTTCCCGTCCAAACTGAATCTGGACTTGGATTTGGATAATGCGTTCAGCCACCTGTTTAGAAAAGAGAAATTAAAAAAAGAATAGCATAATGAAAGATTATATAGAATTTTTAAAAGACAAGATGGCAATCAGCCATCAGACAGGATTTGAAGTTAAGGCTGATGAACTTACCCCGTACTTATATCCCCATGTGAAAGATACGGTACGTTGGGCTGTTTGCGGCGGTTGCAGGGCGATATTCTCCAGCTTCGGTATGCAGAAGACCGTAACCCAGTTGGAGATACTGCGGATAATCCTGAACCGCACAGGAGGCAAAGGGTTGATAGTTTGCCCCAAGCGTGTAGTAGTGGAGTTCCTGACACAGGCCGAAAAGCATCTGGGCATGAAAGTGACCTATGTACGTACTATGCAGGAGGTGAAGCAATGTCCGACCAATATCATGGTGACAAACTATGAGCGTGTCCGTGACGGCGAGGACGGAGTAAGAATAGAACCTTCTTACTTTACCGTTACCTCATTGGATGAAGCGAGCGTGTTACGTGGATTCGGAACCAAGACCTATCAGGATTTTCTTCCTATGTTTGCAGAAGTTCCGTACAGGTTTGTTGCCACTGCCACACCGTCACCCAACAGATACAAGGAGCTGATACACTATGCCGGCTACCTTGGAGTGATGGATACCGGGCAGGCACTTACAAGGTTCTTCCAGCGTGACAGCACGAAGGCGAACAATCTTACCCTCTATCCCCACAAGGAGAAGGAATTCTGGTTATGGGTAAGTACATGGGCGTTGTTCCTCACCAAACCGTCTGATTTAGGTTATCCCGATACAGGATATGAGTTACCAGAGTTACGGGTACATGAAGAAGTCGTGAGTGTGGATAACTCCACTGCCGGAGCCGACCGTGACGGGCAGGTGAAAATGTTCCGTGAGGCTGCTCTAGGCCTTGCTGATGCAGCTAAGGAACTTCGGGACAACATGCAGGAAAAGATTGCCCGTGTGGTAGAGATTATCAATCGCCCGGAAAACAAAGACGACCATTTCCTTTTATGGCATGACTTGGAGGCTGAACGTGAGGCACTCTGCAAGGCAATTCCCGGATGTAAGGCTGTGTATGGCTCGCAAGATGATGATGAAGCCGACAGGGTGATAGCGGATTTCAAAGACGGCCGTCTGAAATATCTGGCCGCCAAACCTGAAATGCTTGGTGAGGGTTTGAACTTCCAGTACCACTGCCACAAGGCAATCATGTTTATTGACTACCGTTTCAACGACAAGTTCCAAGCGATAGCCCGTATCTACCGTTTCATGCAGCAGCATCCCGTAGAGCTTTACTTGGTGTATGCCGAAAGCGAAGGTGAAATATTCAAATCATTCATGCAGAAGTGGGCGCAACACCGCCAGATGGTAGCCAAGATGACCGATATAGTCCGCAAGAACGGTTTGTTCGGTTTGCAGGCAGAGGAAAAGATGATGCGGTGGATGTTTGCCAGCAGGGAAGAAAAGTCCGGCAAACTGTGGAAAGCTATCAATAATGACAATGTACTTGAATGTCAGAAGATGGAAGATAATTCGGTAGACCTGATTGTAACCAGTATCCCGTTCTCCAACCACTACGAATATACGCCTACCTACAACGACTTCGGGCATAATGAAGACAACGGCAAGTTCTTTGAGCAGATGGACTATCTCACCCCGGAGCTTATGCGTATTTTAAAGCCCGGCCGGTTAGCCTGCATCCATGTAAAGGACCGTGTACTGTTCGGCAACGCTACGGGTGACGGTATGCCCACCATCGACCCGTTCAGCGAAATGACTGTGTTCCATTATCTGAAGCACGGGTTCCGCTACATGGGGCGTATTACAGTGGATACGGATGTGGTGAGGGAGAACAACCAGACTTATCGGCTTGGATATACAGAGATGTGCAAGGACGGTTCAAAGATGGGTATCGGTTGCCCGGAATATGTTCTTCTCTTCCGAAAGTTGCCTTCTGATACCTCACGAGCCTATGCTGATTTGCCGGTGACAAAGAATAAGAGTGAATACTCGCTTGCCCGTTGGCAGATAGATGCCCATGCAAGTTGGAAATCTTCTGGTAACTCTCTATTGAGCTATGAGGACATGAAAGGAGCCGGAATAGATAAGATACGCCATCTGTTCAGGAACTACGAACGTGAACATATATATAACTACGAGGAACATGTATCATTCGCTGAAGAATTGGAAATATACGGAAAGCTGCCTAAAACATTTATGGCCGTTGACCCTGTAAGCAAGAAAGATTGGATATGGGATGATGTCACCCGTATGCGCACGCTCAATACCAAGCAGTCACAGAAGAAACGGCAGAACCACATCTGCCCTTTACAGCTCGATATCGTTGAAAGACTGATTGAACGGTATTCAAACAAGAGTGAGTTGGTGTTTGACCCCTTCGGAGGTATCGGCACAGTACCTTATTGTGCCATCAGACTGAAACGTAAGGGATTATCTACAGAACTGAATTATGACTATTGGAAAGACAGTCTTTCATATCTGTATGAGGCGGAGATGGAAGTTAGCGCACCCACATTGTTTGATTTGATGGACAGTGCCGTATGAACATCTATCACACAGAACCCAGATTCGACTGCGAAAAATTCGCTCCATGCGGGCGCATCTCCCTGCACAAATGCCGGAAATACAAAGGCAGACTGGATGAATGCAGGGGATGTACGCTTGTACACCGTAAAGCCAAGACGGTTGCCGGTACGGAAGCCGGAAGAAAGGTTTGTCCGCATTGCGG